TCAGGATTGCAACAACTTTGCAAGATGCAAATGATGGAGTTTACATACCTAATGTTGGTATTGCGTACCCTTATAGTGGAAAATCACTTACTGTCACTTTTCTTTATGGATGGGAAGATTCAGCAAGAACAAATGCACCTCAGTATGAAGAAGAATTTGATCCAAATGGATTAGATTTCTCCAACTTTAATGCAGACAAGATTGGTGCTTCTGCTAGTGAAATTGGGGAATTCACCGTAAACACCAGCGGGTTAATAGATATATATGGAAGCAGCAACTTTCCTGTGCCATCTTTTTATTGGCAGGGAATTTATTATTCTAGTTATGATCGACTTGAAGTTATTTCATTATCACCTCTAATAATAAAATATGTTGGAACAAGGTTTTTATCTCAAAGTTCTAAAACTTATACGATATCTGATTTGATTACACCGGATAATATTACTGTTCCAGATTTTTCTGCTTCAAGAAAATATGGTTTTATGTGCGACATGATTGTAGAAGAAGTGGTTGATGAATTTATTGAAGAAGCACTACCAGTAGAGTTCAACCAGATCCTTGAAAATGTTGAATATATTCAAACATCAAATTTGATAAATTCAAGAACACCAATGCAAATGATTAACCCCGAACAATGCGAACACATTGGAAAAGTAATTGACAGAAAAAATTGCAACTGTCCTAAAAAATGGATTCGATTATGTGATGTTCATGGAAAAACGGACTGGAAGAAATGTATGCAATGCAAAGATTTTAAAGTGTCCGAATGAAACTTCCCGCCCTGTCGCAATTCTACTTCGGGCGGGATTAGTCTCAGGAAATTGCTAAAACAAGCCCTAGAATCATTCGGACTATGTCAATATATCAAGCTTGTTTCTTATCTTCAAGCTGTCCAGTAGAAATATTCATTGAACCTGGGCGAAGCGATTTCATCAGCCCATCCGTAGGTGAACCCATGATGGTTTGAATTTCATGTCTAGCATCCGAAGCAACATCAAGGTCTTTTTGCCATTCGGTAAACTTAACAAATAGTTCTACAGCTTTCATGTTGCCACCCCTGATTTTTCTAATCAGGCAGTTCTTTACAACGGCCATGTCTTCTTCCGTAATGGATTTGACATAGAATCGTTTCATTTCTTGAATATGGCGATAGTATGGATTAAGGTACATTGCTTCTCCTATGGAGTGTGATGAATTACTCTTGCTCTTGATAGAACATGACTTGGTAAATTTTTAGCTTGTGGGCCTCTCATAACCCTTGCCTTAAGATTCTTTCTCTTTCTATTTGTGTGAAATGCCCACGCAGATAACCTTCCTGTCATTTTTCTAGCTTTTGATCCTCTTGTTCTTCCTATTATTGAGTAATCTTTTAGTGATGGAGATGCATACCAATAAATTTTTCCACCCCTCCAGTTGTTAGCTACCCATTTGTTAAAAGTAACTTTCCCAATCCTTGGATATATATAATCTATGTTTGGCCCTCTAGCTCGCATTATAACTGATCCAGATGGTGATTTTGCCATTGGAAAATACTCAAGTGACTTCATCCATGTAGATGGAGGTGTGTAAAGAACAGATTGACTTGTAGTGGAGATACTTGGACTTGGATTAGTATTCGTAGCCCTGCCAACCCGCTTTGCTCGGTCTTCTAATAGTCTTTTAAGTTTTTCTATAGCACCTACTAAATCTGCCATCGAAATTCCTCTTGCTTTTTGCTATAATACTGTTACCTATTTTACCTTGTTTTTGAAAGGATGCAATATGTTAAACAAAGCTGGGGCAGATTGGATGGTGGAAGCAATCGCTGCCTACGAACAAAATAAGCCTTCTCAGTCAATAGCAGCAAGTTTGATTTATATCTCTGAGACACTTGAACTTATGAGAATGCTGCTAGATCCAGAAACACCAGAAAATGTTGAGTTTCCAGGGGGAAAGGAGTTTCCTAAATCGTGATAGATTCCGATAGTTTCTACGAAATGCTGGAAAATATTCAGCGTGGAATTGACTTTAAATTAGCCATGAAAGCCTTTGGCATTTCCAAAAGGGATCTTGAGCCTTGGCACAAGAAGGAAATGATTAAGGCTAAAGCACAGGCAACCATTGCCATGCAACAGGTTATCCATGAACATGGATCTGAGGATTGGCGAGCCATGCAATGGATAATCGAGCGTAATAATAAGGAGCGAGATGATGAACAAGAACTCCAAAAACTTCTCAACAAACAACTTGCAAAAGAAATGGCAAAAGGTCTTATCGAGTCCAGCATTGCAGGGGAAATTGTCAGAAATACAGGAAGTGAAGAGGGTCAATCTGGAGAATCAGAAGACTATAGTGATTCCGAAAAACCCAGGGGAGTATTGCGAATACCTCAACATAACCCTGACTCCACAGCAGATGGAAATATTTGATTCGGTTGCCAATGGTGCTAGAAAAATTCTGGTTCGATCTGCCCATAACCAAGGGAAAACATTTCTGTGTGCTGTTATTGCATCTTGGTTTCACGATCACTTTACACCATCAGAAGTATTAATTTCAGCACCTGTTGCCCAACAAATTAAAGATGGTGTGTTTAAGGAACTACGCAGGGTTAGACCAAGAGATCCAAACTGGATGCCGAAGGCTAATAGGCTAGAGAAATCGCCTAGTCACTATATCCAAGGTTTGACCGCTCAGAAGGCTGATGCATTCCAAGGTAGACATTCTTCGGGTGGTTTGTGCATCCTGTTTGACGAAGCATCAGGCATTGAACCAACCTTTTGGGAGCGAGCAGAATCAATGCTTTCTGCAAACAAAGAGAATTGCTTATGGTTCTGTATTTTCAATCCATACGATGCCTCATCTCCCGCTTATTTTGCTGAGAATTCGCCTGACTGGAAAGTGTTCCACCTGTCTGCTTTAGATCATCCTAATGTTGCTTTTAAGGCCGATCTTGTGCCAGGTGCAATCAACTATGAATATGTGGAGAACCGCATTAAAAACGAATGTAGATCCGCTAGAGAGGGTGAGGAATCTGAGCCAGGGTTTTTTACATTCAATGACAAAAACTACATGGTTGAAGATCCGCTTTTTGATATTCAAGTTCTTGGTAGATACCCTAGTAAGGCGATCAACTCAGTATGGGGTGCTTTGGCCCTCAAGCAGATTCTTGATCCGATCCAGCTTAATAAAGATTGGGTGGTTCAGATTGGTGCTGACCCTGCAAGGTTCGGTGACGATAGATCCTGTTTAGTGGTCAGGCATGGATGCTGCATCATAGACGCAAAAGAGTACCGTGGATTGTCCACCAAAGAGTTCTCGGACAAGATTAAAGAGTATTGCCAAAAGTATGAGAACCCAAGGCAATCGCAATACAAGATCCCTGTGCTTATTGATGAGGGTGGTGTTGGTGGTGGTGTGGTTGATAACAAGGGTGACTATATGTTTTACGGTATTAATTCGTCTGGCGAAGCTCCAAGGTGGCGGGAGTTCCCAAACATGAGATCCGCACTTTGGTTTGAAGCAGCAGAATTAGCTATGGAAGGTAAGGTTTCAATCGGGCATCTTCCTCTGCATATGCGGGAAAGAATGATGGAAGAATTACGCACACCCATATACATTGTGGATACAAACGGAAGAAGAGTGGTCGAGTCTAAAGACATGATGAAGCGAAGACTTAAGCACTCTCCTGACCTTGCAGATGCGTTCAACTTGGCTTTGATGTCGATCCCTCGGATTGGGATCGAGAAGGTGATTGGTCATTTATAACAATATACATTCCCCCTGCTCCATTTATATCCCTGCTTTTCCTGATTGAAATTTCACCGCAATCTTGAAGATACCTGATAGCATCGTCAACACTTTGACCGCTGTGTACGATCTTCCTGAGATGCCTTTTAGCATCAATCATCTTTACACCATATACCTCTGGTTCAATTTCATTCAATGAATCCTTTATCATGTTTAGTAGTTTGTCTGTGATTTCACCAAACTTAGTATCTGAAACCATAACTGTATTAGCGGTCTGCCTTCGGTTAACTTCACGCACAAACTTAAATCCAGAAGTTACTCCAGCGAGAGAAATAGTATCAGCATTTATGTCTTGGCTTAATTCCCACAGGCAAGCTATTTTCAAAGCTAACTCAGGAAGTCTCGCACATGAAGAAGCCTTTTCTTCTTCGCTGTTCTTTTGGTACTTAGAATACAAATCATCGTTTTCCCACACCTGAGTTTGAAAGAACTCTAACGCATCTTCATCCAGCAAAAGTATTTTAGAATCCTTTTCAATCTGGTTTAGTGGAGCGTTCCCAAGAGCATCAAGTTTAGTATCTGCCATAAATTCCTTAATCACTCCAGGTACAAGATTCTCGTTCATAGCAATCAATCGTGCAGCAACTTCAACCAAGTATTCTGGAATGGGTTCTGATACAGACATACCCCGAAGATTCATTCTGCCTCTAATTGCAGATTGGAGAATCAACAAACGATTGTAAAAACCTGACCGAAGCATCTTAGGTGATAGTGCTTTGAAATATTCTTCTGGAGTTGATGAAGTCATAATGGAAAGAAATGGATACCGAATAAAGTTTTCTGAGTCCGCATCACCCGCTTTAGCTCTCCTCTTAATGTAGTTCGATGTAAACAATTCTAACATCGTTCCCATCACATCGTTAAACCTTGTGTCACCCGATTTGGCTTTTTCAAGATCAAATGCACCTTCATCAGCCATAAGAAATTTTGGCCCTTGAATCACCTTCTCTTCAAGACCTTCACGGCTACCAACCTTGGTCATTAGCAAGCTAGCGTTATCAATTTCCATACAGATTCGAGCGTTCAATTTTCGTGGAAAATCTTTACCCGAAGCTGTCAAACCAAGCACAACAATGTAAAGGTTAAGTTTGAGTTCATTCGGCCCCATGATGCATCTTCCCACTAAAGCGGAGAACATACCTAATGCAGATGCAGCAGCAATTCGCTTCTCAGGGTATAGTGC